AAAAAACAAAAAATAAGGAAATAACATGCCCATGAAAAACCCTCACAAATACAACACAAGAATCGGATCAGCGCAACAACATCAGTTTAGCGAAGTACCACACGCCGATATACAACGTTCAACATTTGATAGGAGTCATGGGCTAAAAACCACATTTAATGCCGGCGAACTAGTACCGATTTATGTCGACGAAGCATTACCAGGAGACACATTCTCCTGCAACCTAACTGCATTTAGCAGATTAGCAACACCAATACATCCAACCATGGACAATGCATTTATGGATACCCATTTCTTCGCAGTCCCAGTACGACTCGTTTGGGACGATTTCGAAGAATTTATGGGAGAAACAAAAACATACAAAGCAGCTGGTTCATCAAGATTAGATGGAACACCCGACTTTACAGTCGCAGCGCCAGTACCACCAACAATTACAGCGGGTGGCAGTGGAGAAGCAGAAGGATCACTGTCCGATTATTTCGGAATACCAACAAAAGTAGCTGCATTAGAATTTAGTGCCTTATGGCACCGAGCATATACGCTCGTCTGGAACGATTGGTTCCGAGATGAAAACTTGCAAGCACCAAAAACAATAGATACAACAAGTGGAGGCGATACGACAACGTACGCACTACTTAATAGAGGTAAAAAACACGATTATTTCACATCAGCATTACCATGGCCACAAAAAGGCGCAGATGTAACAATACCCTTAGGAACAACAGCACCAGTAGCCTTTACAGGTGTTGACAGTAATGATGTCGCATTATCAAACACAAGTGGTGACGCTGGTCATCTATTAACACATTCATCAACTTATGAGTTGCAATGGTCTACCTCTGCAGCACCTGGCACAGCCGGTACATTTGTTGCTGATTTAACTGACGCAACAGCAGCAACAATCAACCAACTTCGATTAGCATTCGCAACACAAAAATTTCTTGAAATACAAGCCCGAGGCGGTTCAAGATATATCGAAGTAATAAAAAATCACTTTAATGTAACTAGCCCTGATGCTAGGTTACAACGACCAGAATATCTTGGTGGCGGAAGTTCACCGGTAAATATTTCACCGGTCGCACAAACATCGTCAACAGACGCAACAACACCGCAAGGTAACTTATCGGCTATAGGAACAACTGTACTTAGTGGCCACTCTTTTACAAAGAGTTTCACTGAACATACAATAGTAATAGGTATGGTATCTGTAAGAACAGATTTAACATACCAACAAGGACTGAACAGAATGTTTAGTAGAGAAACAATATATGATTACTACTGGCCAACGTTGTCAACGATTGGCGAACAAGCAGTCAAGAATAAAGAGATCTATGCACAAGGAAGTGCAGCCGACGAAACTACGTTCGGCTACCAAGAGCGTTATGCGGAATATAGATATAAGCCAAGTTCAGTAACTGGCAAATTCCGTTCAAACGCAACAGGCACCCTTGAATCATGGCATTATGCACAGGAGTATGCAAGCCTGCCATTACTTGGTGATTCATGGATACAGGTAACAGATACAAACGTACAACGTACATTAGCGGTAGCAAGCGAACCTCAATTTATATTTGATTCGCTATTTAAACTTAAATGTACAAGACCAATGCCGGTTAATAGCATACCCGGCGGGACACACTTCTAATGAGTTTTCTTAGCTCATTAGTAGGAGGCATATTTGGCTATAAAGGTACAAAAGATACAAATATAGCCTCCGCACAACGTGCACAACAACAAATGGACTTTCAACGTGAAATGTCTAATACTGCCATACAAAGAAGAATGGCGGATTTAAAAGCTGGAGGTTTAAATCCAATTCTTGCCGGTGCTAAAGAAGCTAGTTCACCCGGCGGTGCAATGGCACCAGTACAAAATAAGGCACAAGTAGCATTAGCTAATGCAACAAGCGCTGCAAATATTAATTTGATTAAAGCGCAAACAGAGAAAACACTAGCGGAAGCGGGTGCTGTTGGACCAACGTCTTTATTAGGACTTGGAACCACAGGCACAATAGGACAAACAATATCGGATATAAAAGCATCTGCTGGTTCTGCTTATCGCAATATGGTAGAAGATATGCGAGAAGGAAAAGCAAGCGGAAGATACCGATTTGTCGGTGAAAAAAAAAACTGAAACATATAAAGCAAAAGATAATAGAGGTACTTTTAAAGAGTACCCAATACCCGCGAAAAATAGACGCGGTAGAAGATACAGAAATGCAAAACGCATTTATGACCCGATAACAAAACGTTATCGATTAGTTGAACTTAAAGGACAACAATACTATGACTAAAAGAAAAGCCACTGGCGTACCAAAGAACACATTTCGTTCAGCCTACAATTTAGGCAACGAAGATTACAGTGAAACGTTTAATGACGGTATCACTGAACAACATCACACGGATCAGTGTGATATTAACAAGATATTAGCACAATTCATGGAAACAGGAATTATGCCAAAAACAAACGCAAACCCACAATACGGTGACGTATCAGAAGTGGATTTCCAAGAAATGCAAAATACACTAGCAACAGCGAAAACATTGTTTGAAGAGTTACCGGAACAAGTGAAGGCACGATTCAACAATGAAATGCACACATTCTTAAATTTTGCAGAAAATCCAGATAACCTCCAAGAGATGGAGGAAATGGGTTTAGCTGTTAAAAACGAGCGTTTAGCTCAAGCTTTAGAAACTCAAGCTGGGGAGGAAACAACGTCCCTCCCAGCAGGCAAGTCGGATTCATCCGACGCGGCAGAACAGTTGTCCACTTGATACAACTGTAACGACTGACACCTTTTAAGGGGGAAGTCGTAAAAATAACCTCACGAACTAAGGAGAGTGATAACAATGAGAAGACCTAGAAAAATGAACTACAAAAAATCAAAGAGAATGTTTTCACGCACAGCAGCGAGAACACACAGAAAAAACTCTTTAAGAAGCAGCCGACCTATGAGAGGCGGAATTAGACTATAACTAATGGAGAACAACTATGCCATGTTTTCACCCAATACAAGCCTGGAAAACGGAAGACGGAATAAAATTCTATAATCCGTATAAAGATAACCGGAACCACAAAGGTTTTAAAATACCCTGCCGACAATGCACTGGATGTCGCAGCGAATACTCACGACAGTGGGCTATGAGAATACTTCACGAGTCTTCTCTACATCCAAATAATATATTTATTACGTTAACATACGATAATGAAAACTTACCGGAATACGGCACATTAGTAAAAAAACACTTTCAAGACTTTATGAAAAGGCTTCGAAAGAAATACAGCAATAAAAAAATAAGATATTATCAATGTGGCGAATATGGCGAAAATTTTGGTAGACCACATTATCATGCAATAATATTTAATCATACATTTTCAGACATGGAAAAAGTACCCGGTAAACATAAAGATTTATATACATCCGAAACATTAAAAAAGATATGGGGCAAAGGTCATGTATCGATAGGAACTGTTAATTTTGAAACAGCGGCTTATGTCGCGAATTATGTACAAAAAAAAATTAACGGAAAAAATAAACAAGAGCATTACGAATTAGTAGATTATCACACAGGAGAAATAGTTGAAAGACAACAAGAATACGCTACAATGAGCCGGAGACCTGGCATAGCAGGCGACTGGCTCGCCAAATACCAAGATGATGTTTATCCATCGGATTTCATTACAATTAATGGTAAAAAAATGAAACCACCAAAAGCATACGATAGACAATACGAACTTTTATATCCTGAGATAATGGCGGATATAAAAAAAGATCGTAGAAAGATGATGGACGAACTGTCCCATCTTTTTACGAAAGAAGCTCTCGCATATCGAGAGAAAGCACACAAAGCCAGAATGGCTTTATATAAAAGGGAAAAACTATGATACTATGTAAATATACAATATATGATTCAGCACTTGAAGCATACCATCAAGACTACAGTCTTGAAAACGATGCAATAGCATTAAGACAATTCGCAGATATGGCGAATGAAGAAACACAAATTGCCAAAAATCCAGAGGATTATTCGCTATGGCGAATTGGCACATTTGAAACAACAACCGGAGAATTACATCCGGAAGAACCCACATGTATCGCAAAAGCACATGAACATGTGATACAATTCAAAAAAAACAAAAAATAAGGAAATAACATGCCCATGAAAAACCCTCACAAATACAACACAAGAATCGGATCAGCG